CCAAGCTTATAAACGCTTGAACCTATCTTAACTTTGAGAACTGTTTTAGCTTCTTCGCCTTTTTCGCGTTCGACTTCTCCCAAGTTTTTAGGCCAGATAGGAGAACCAAGCGCATCTAATTCGAAACGCGCGTTTGTAATTTTTTGCAATATTGCGTTTAATTCGGGCGAAGTGAATTTTACAAAATGCGGTAAATCATATTGCAGCACAGTGCCTTCTTTGATTGTGGGCTTGCGCGGATAATAGCCTAAAACTTTTTGCAATTCGCTGTTAATAACGGCTTCCGCAATTTGCGCATCCGATTTGCTTCTTAAATCAAGCCCGTATTCCTCTGACATTTCGGTTCTTAATTTTATTTCCGGCGCAAGTTCGTTAAATAAAAGTTCCGTGTTTTCAAGATCGTTACAGCAATAAGGCCGCACGATTTTCGCATCGTCTGCTGTCAAAACGTGAGTTTCTGGAAACGGCAAATCTTGCATACGCATTGCGTGCAATCTTCCGGCGTAAAGCTTTAGAGACGCAGGATTTGCGCTTACTCCACCATTAACAGGGCACACGTTAAATAAGTCTATATGGTTATACTTTCCGATTTGAATTTTGTATTTCTTTTCAATGTCAAACGGTGTTGTTTTTTTCGTTCCGTAATTTATGCCGCTCTTGATGATAAAATCCGATGCTTCTTTTAGTTCGGAACAGCTTAAACCTTTTGCAGCAAGTTCGATCATCGGCACATCGTAAGAATTCGAATTGAAGCCCACAATACAAAAGCGCCAAAGCATCCAACGAAGTTTCATTTCTTGAAAATCGCAGTCTGGCGAACGTTCAAACGCTACAAACTTTCCGTTCGACAAGCATTTAAATGCTACGTAAAAAAAGTTCACGTAGCATTCGACATCAAAAACAAAAACGCTTCCTGCTGGAATGTTAGAAAGTTCTTCGTCTGTCATAAACTCAATCGGATTTATAGACAACCTTACGGCGCTCGCAAGCTTGTCTATTTTACGATTAAATTTCGTGACTATAAAACCTTCTGCGTTTAGCATTTTTTAAACTTTCTTTTAATAAGGAATTTCTTCATCATACGCAATTGCAGCGCTTCGGTCAATCCCCATTAAAACACCGCGTGCTTTTTCGTTATTGAAAAACGCTCTTTTTTCTTCTTTAACAAAACAGACGTTTTTGAAGCAATTTTTAACCAAAATTAAATATTTTGAATTGAACGCCATTCCTTCGGGCAAACCTTCAATTTTATACGTTGAAGCTTCTGCCTGTTGTTCGTCTGAAGCAACTGTACTATTTTCAAAATACACTACGCCGCTTTTGCTGAAAGATTCTACGTATTCAACAGCTTTGAAAAATTCATCAGGCACAGGCCAAAAGTTTAAATTTTCTTTTTCAAATATAATCGAATAGTTTATGTAGTTTTCTGCGAATAACTGAGTTTTTATAAAAGAATCGTCTTCGAACCAAAACGTGATAGAAGAACCAGAGTAACCAAAGGCAACTAAGTTTTTGTCGCACTTGGCGACAGCGACAGCGGAAGCCTTTGGAATTAGCATATTCGGCGGCATGTCGAAACCGTGCCAATACTCGACCATGGCCGCGCCGTTGGTTCCTACCGCGCTCCCTGCCTGTAGCAGCACGGCGGCCAAGTGTGCGTGTTGTGCGCCCTCTGTCACAAGCGGCATGCACGCTTCGAGCGCTTCCTTTACTTCATTGCCAAGATTGGCACATTTTGGATCAGGCGAAACAGTTTCGAGTTCGGCAAAACTTACGCAAGGAACGAGCGCTTTGAAGTTGCCGGAATTGACAGCCAAGGCATTTTGCGATAACTGAGTAATTGCCAAATCTTCGCCAACTTTGGATAAAGCGTCAATCAGTTGCAATGTGTGGGCACATGCGTTTAAATCTTCCGCAACTGTTGCTCCGATTGTTAATACGCCGTTTGACGCTAAAACCTTGTTGTCAAAAATTGCGCAAAACTGTTGTTGAACTGTTCCAACTTTCTTTTGTGCTACTGCAACAAACTTCAACGCCTCTAAAAGCGCCGAAGCCGGGTTAATCGAAGTTTTGGTTTTTCGCCCTCTCGATTTTTTGACAGGCTTCGCTTGGATAGTTACGTCACTTTCTATTTTAATTTCGCTCATTTTCACCACTCCGCAGATAAAATTTCCGGATATTTTTTATTACTCCAAACCCTAATGCGGCTTGGAACCCTTAACTCACTTACTCTTTTTAATGCTTCATATGTAGTTGGCGGCGGTTCTTCCGCGTGCCGTTGCCGCCACCAATCACGCGCCCTTTTTCCGGCAATGCCGGGATGCTCTAAACAAATCCATTCATTGAACATCTGCAAGCCGCAAAAATAAGAAACTTTAACAGAAGGCGGAGAAGTCAAAACACCCGAAGAATCCCGTTTTTCATGCAAATTGTAAATAACTTTTTGCACATTGAAATAATCAACGATCGGCGCATCCGAACGCAAAACTTCGCCGCCAAAACTATTTGAAAAAAGCTTCGTTTCAAAACTAAATTCAATACCGCAGCTAACGCAAAACCTTGCGGCGGCGTGGTTATAAACTCCACAGGCTTCGCAGATTCGCACAGGCGGCGCATCCGGGCTTTTACCCTTTCCCGGCTTGCGTGGTTTTACAGGATCGTTGATAGGCCCTAACCGCTTAACGTTACCTGCAAAATCAAGAAACAAGCAATTTTGCTTCCCTGTTTCCGGCGAAGGTCTTGTGCCCCTGCCTCCTTTTTGCACATGCTTGCCGGGTGACATCGTAGGCTGAAAATCTGCAATCATGTCGATAGCCGGGAAATCATAGCCTGTTGTGTATTTGTTCATCCCCACAAGTGCACGGTATTCGCCTGCTTCGAAGGCACGCATTCTTTTGTCGTTTTCGTTTTCAGTTAATTTAGAATGACTCGCAATTGCAGGAACTCCGAAAGAGTTCAAAATGCTTGCAATATGCTCTGCGTTGTTCACTCCCGCCGCAAAAACTAACCAATGTTTTCTATCATACGAAAGTTCGCAAGTTTCCTGAAGACCCGCGTAAATTATTTTTTCGGCTTCGTCTTCCGACTGTTTGCCGCTAAAATCGCCATTCGACAAACTCAAATTGGAAGTGTCAATGCGGTTTGCGGTAGGTCTTGAAATCAAAGGACTTAAAAAACCTTCGGCAATCAATCTGTTGTAAGCTTCAACTCCTGTAATATCGTAACAAATGTCTGTAAAGATTCCGTCATCTTCGGTAATCATCCCCTGTTTAAGTCGGTATGGTGTGGCTGTAAATCCGATCACTTTCAAATATGGATTTATTTTTTTCAGTTCGCTAATTATGTATTGGTATTGCGTGCCTTCAGCCGGGCTTAACAAATGCGCTTCGTCAATTATCAAAAGATCACGCCACCCGAAATGACGCAAATGCAACGGCCTTGAATCATTGGACTCCAAAGCCTTTTTAATCGCAGGCGCTACGGACTGAACGCCGCCAAAAACAATAGGCATTATCATTTCCCGGCTGTTTAAACCCGCAGAATAAACACCCATAGGCGCGACAGGCCAAACAGATAAAAGTTTTTCGCCGTTTTGAGATATTAACTTTTTAACGTGCGTTAACATCATCACTCTTTGATTCGGCCAATGTTCGAAAATCTTTCGTATAAAATTTGCAATAACTACAGACTTGCCCGTCCCGGTAGGCATTGCAACAATCGGGTTGCCGCTTCCGCCTTTCTGGAAATAATCAAAAATAGAAAATTCGGCTTCGTCTTGATACCATCTATTTTTGTAAATGTTAGACATTTTGTGTAATTGATTTGTAAGATTGGCAGGCTTTTAAAATAAAATCTTTCGGGATATTACCTCTGTGAACTTCGCAATACCATTCGGCATTTTCGACAGGCAGCGCATAAACGCAACTTCTGCAATTAACTTCAGAAACAGCGCCTTTGTGACAAACATCTTTCATACTGCAATAGCCACATTTATGAAAAGTCGGATTGTCTGAAAGTCGGGCAGGCGGCTTTTGTGAAAAAATAATCTGTTCGGCTTTAATTAACATCTGTTCGCCCAAACTTTGATTAAGTTTTACCATTTCTACATGAATAGAATCATCGTTTTTGTTAATGTTCAAATACAAGCAAAAACGAAAACCGTACTTTTTACCATACGTTGAAGTTTGCGCAAAATGTTCAGGCTTCGCAATCGGCATGCCGTCATCGGTCAATTTGTTAAAACCCGCGCCTGTTCCGTTTGTCTTAAATTCCAAAAGAACAGGTTCTTCAATTCCGTATCTTTCCGGTAAAGTTGCAATGCCGTCCAACGAGCCGCCAAAATGCCCTTTGCAATCTGAAATTCTGTATTGTGGGAATTCAATGCCTTGCGCTTTAGCTTTTGCGATATGAAATAAATAGTCAGGACGATGGTTTTCTATTTCAAAAGAAAGATTAGCAAGCACGCTATCTTCGTCTTTAAAAACGTCATTTTTTAAATAATAAGAATCGCTTTCAGCGCAATAGTAAAGCGGGTTTGTTTCACGATCTTCGAACCAAACTTTAAAACCAATGCCTTCAAGCCATTCGATGAAACGCGCTTCTTCGCGATGCCCACGATTAAATAAACGCTGTTGGCGACCTGTTGTTTTTTCATGCAAACACCAGCGGAAGACGTACCAGAGGTAACGCTTACACTCGCGGCCAATCAACGACGCGCCAAGGTGTGAACGGTGTCCGCCGTCATAAGTGCGGACACAATAAGAATCAATGTCTTCTAAAATTCGCTTCGAGAGCGCAGCGGCAACGCCGGGAGCATCAAGGCTTACGATTTGACGCCCTTCTTCGGCGGGATTCTTTAACGTCTTTTCTTTGTTCATTTCTTCGCTGTTCATTTAATTCTCTCTCAAATTTTTTAAAAAGCCGCGCTTCTTTCTTTTCTTTTCTACGCAGCAAAGAAGCTTCGTTTTCTTTCAAATACAAAAAAGAAATTCTCGCAGTTTTAATTAATTGTTCTTTTGTTAGCCATGAAATATGACATTGATCCGAAGCAATTTCTAATTCCGAAGCTAACCAGAAATAAGCCTTACTTCGACTCATTAAACCAGTTCGCCAAAGTTTATCAAATTCCTCATGCGCTTTAATTCGCAAAGCACGCGTGGCGCGATCTGCCATTTTTCCGAGAGGGTTCGTCGTGTTTTTGTGACAGCCTACCGACGCCCCGCAGTCATTGCAGTAA